GATGTTGATGGTACACTCAGAGCAAATAGCACATCTCGTTTCGATGATACGATGGTGCTTCGTGGTGCTTCTAAGTCACTACAATTCCAGAATGGTGCAGGCACTGTTAAGTCTGAGATTCATACAACTTCAGGTAATGCTGAGTTTGGTGGTATTCTTACAGTTACTGCTGCTACTGATCTCAACAGCACACTGAATGTTGCTAGTTCTGTCCACTTTGAAGCAACTGATGAACCTACCTTTGCATTGAATGGTGGCACTGGTCTTTGGGAAATTCAATCCGCTGACTATGGTTCATTCCGATTTGATGGTGGTGGATATATTGCTGGCGACTTTATGTTCGACAGCGACGTTGTTATCAACGGTACTATTCTACAGAAAGAATCTGCTACAGAAGACTTCAACGAGCAAAACTTCTTGAGAGTTCGTCGTAAGTTTGAAACTGGATCTATCCAGGTTCTAACCCCTAATTATGCTTCACATACACAATCAAACGCTAGAATCTTTGGTGGTGCTGGTATCGGTACTAGTCTTCATATCGGCGGCACATCTGCCAGCGAAGGTCTGTTTATTGGTAAGAAAGAGAGTGGAGATACTGTTAAGTTCACTGTCCTAGGTGCATCTGGTAATACTGATATTGAAGGCACTCTCAATGTTGAGAGCGAAGTCACTATCCAAGATAGTGTAATTATTAATGCTGCCAACGAAGTATTCTCTATTAGAAATGGTTCTGGTGTTGCTAAGTTTGATGTTGATACTGATAACGGCAATACCTTAATTGAAGGGACGTTAAATGTTAATGGCACTGTCGATGTTGATGCAGACTTTGCTGTTCGTAATAGTACAACTGATAAATTCTTTGTTGCCTCTGCAACGGGTAATACAAATATTGAAGGAACACTGACCGCTGATGGTCATACTGAGTTAAATTCCACACTTAATGTTGATAATAATGTCACACTTGGTGCTCAACTAACAGTTACTGGCACAACCGAGTTTAATAATACTGTTGATGTTGATGCCAACTTCGCTGTTAGAAGTGGTAGCACGGATAAGATGACCGTTGCTTCTTCTTCAGGTAACATTGCAACTGACGGCACACTGGTTGTCCAAGGTCAAACAACCATCAACGATTCACTGATTGTTGATGCTGCTAATGAAGTCTTCTCTGTCAGAAACGGATCTGCTGTTGAGAAATTTGGTGTTGATGCAGACAATGGCAACACAAACATCATTGGCACACTGACCGTTGGTGATGCAACTCAGATTAATGACACCTTGGGTGCGTCTGGTATTGTCACACTTACCAATAACACTGAGCAAACTCTGACAGGTAGTTATGGTGCTGATGGTGCTCTAAGACTTACTGGTGGTGCTGCTGTCCAAAGAAACCTCGCTGTTGGTGGTGCTGCAAGAGTCTACGGCAACACTGAACTGACTGGTACTCTCGACCTTAACAATAGTGCAGACATCTCTGGTGCTTTAGTAACACATGATAATGTTACGATTACTGCAGACAATAAGACATTTGCAATTCAGAATGCATCTGCTGCTAATAAATTTACGGTAGATACTGATAATGGAAACACTGATCTTCGTGGCACCTTAGACATCGGTGGTGATGTAACTGCCGAGTCCAACCTTACTATTACAGGAAATCTAACAGTCAATGGAACAACCACTACTGTCAATTCTACGGTCACAACTCTCGATGACCCTATTATTACTGTGGGTGGTGACACAGCACCAGCGTCTAACGACGGTAAGGACCGTGGTATTGAGTTCCGTTATTACGACAGCTCTGCGAAAATTGGTTTCTTCGGATTCGACAGAGGATCCCAACAATTTGCATTCCTGACAAGTGCAACTAACACCGCTGAAGTTCTTTCTGGAACTGATGGTGCTCTTCGTGCTGGTAGTTTGAATCTTACTGGTGCTGGGACATCTCTTGATGTTGATGCCAATGCCAATATTGATGGCACTCTGACCGTTGATGGTCAGATTATCTCTCAGGTATCTTCTGGTCCTGCACTGGTTATTCCTAACACTAACAAGATTGCTAACTTGAATGCTGACCTTCTGGACAGCATGACAACTGCTTCTGCAGCAACTGCAACTACTGTTGTTGCTCGTGACTCTAGTGGAGACTTTGCTGCAAATATCATTACGGTTGCTTCTGGTGTAGGTGCTGCTGCTGGTATTCAAGGTAATGCTCTTACTGCAGATACACTTAAAACGGCAAGAAATATTACAGTTGCTGGTGTTGTTTCTGGAGATGCTGAGTTTAATGGTTCTAGTAATATTACAATCACTACAACATATGTTGACGCAGACATCACTGCACTGGCTGCTATGGCAGGCACTGGTCTAGTAGCAAGAACTGCTGCTAATACCTATGCACAACGCTCTGTGACCGCCACAGCGTCCTCTGGTATCACTATTACTAATGCTGATGGTGTATCAGGTAATATCACCCTTAACGTCGCTTCTACAAGCAACAACTCGGCAAACAACCTTGTTCTTCGCGATGCATCTGGTAACTTTGCTGCAAATGTAATTACAGCAGATCTTACTGGTGATGTCACTGGCGATGTCACTGGTAACGTAACTGGTAATGTTACAGGACAAACTTCTGACATCAGCAACCATAATACTGGTGATCTGACTGAAGGATCCAATCTTTACTATACAGATGCTCGTGCTGATGCAAGAATTATTGCTGCTGGACTTGACGGTGGCACTCTTACTGGTGATGTCACTGGTAATGTCACTGGTGATGTCACTGGTAATGTCGATGGTAATGTTTCTGGTGAAGTTACATTAGAGGGTGCTGCACCCGCCAGTGCAACAGCAACTGGCACCGCAGGTGATATTCGTTACGATGCCGACTATATCTATATCTGTGTTGCTACTGACACCTGGAAGAGAGCAGCAATTTCTACCTGGAGTTAATTAACCAATGTCCGCTACTAGACCCGCTACTAAAACAGAACTAAAAAACTATGCTCTTCGTAGATTAGGTTTTCCTGCCATCGACATTAACGTGTGTGATGAGCAACTGGATGATCTAATTGAAGAAGCAATTGATTACTTTCAGGAGTTTGCATATAACGGTAGTTATAAAGCATTCATCAAGATTGTAGTAACCGATGCTATTAAGACTGCTACCAAAACTGGCAGTGCTTTAGGTGCTACCGATTGGACAGAGGGGAATGAATATGTATCACTTCCTCCTGGAGTCTTGGCGGTCAATCATGTGTATTCGCAAATTGGTGCTTCTAGTATTACCCCTGGTAATATTTTCAATATCAAGTATCAAATCTTCTTGAATGATATCTATGCAATGACTCATGGGCAAATCCTTCATTACTTTATGACTTCACAATATCTGGAGACTCTAGATTTTGTGACTAATTCTGATAAAAATCGTAGGGTTAGATTCAATGAATATCAAGGAAGACTCTATCTAGATTTTGATTGGAACGAACTCCAAACTGGTAATCAGATGGTAGTAGAAGTTACCATGCGTCAAGACCCTGATACTTACACCGCAATGTATAATGATGCTTGGTTGAAGGATTATGTTGAAGCATTATTCCAACAGCAATGGGGTCGCAATCTTAGTAAGTATGATGGCATTCAAATGCTTGGTGGTGTGACTCTGAATGGTCGTCAGATTCTTGAAGATGCTAGTCAGTTTAAGAAAGACCTAGAAGCAGATATTCGCTCCACTTACGAATTACCACCTATGGATTTAATCGGTTGATATGACTTATAGAAACGATCCCCCAGAAAATTGTATCCAGTCGAACTATGCTAGTAGTTGCCGACTAAATCTAAACGGTTCTTCCCAAGAACAAATGTTCATGGGTAATCTGATTATTGAGAGTATTGAACTCTATGGTCAGGATATCTATTATCTACCTAGAACATACGTCAATAAGGACACAATCTTTCAAGAAGTAGAGAGTAGTAATTTTACACAGGCACTTGCTATCAGAGCATATGTCAATAATGTAGATGGATGGGAAGGTCAAGGAGAACTTCTGAGTAAGTTTGGTGTTCGTATCGAAGACAAGACTACCTTCATCTTTTCTAGAACTAAATTTACCGAGAAGGTAGATGACAACGCAGTATTAAATGTAGAGGGTCGTCCTAATGAGGGTGACCTTATTTGGTTCCCAACAACAAAACATTTGTTTGAGATTAAGTTTGTAGAAGCAGAAAGACCTTTCTATCAGTTAGGTAAGGGTTATGTTTGGGAATGTCAGTGTGAACTCTTTGAGTATAGTGACGAACAACTTGATACTGGTGTTGCGGCAATTGATGCTATCGAGACTGCCTTTGCCAATTCTATCAAGTTGGTTATGGATGCTGGCGGTTCAGGAGACTTTACAGTTGGTGAAGAAATTGTCGGTGACCTACATCTTGCTACAGCAACAGCAGCGATTACTGGTGATGCAGTAAGTTCGTTTACTATCACTGATGGTGGTGAGCATTATAAAACAGCATTGCCACCTACAGTTACTATTACAGGAGGAGGTGGAAGTGGAGCGACAGGAACAGCGGTGGTTTCGTCTACAGGGATTGTTAGCGGTATCACTGTTTCAGCTGGTGGTTCTGGTTACACTAGTGCCCCATCTGTTACAATTGATTACTCTCCAAAAGACTCTAGAGCAGAAGTCAAGTCCTGGAATAGTGGGACAAGAGAACTCCAAGTCATTAATAGAACTGGAACCTTCAATACTTCAGAAACAGTTAAGGGATTAACATCAGGTGCTCTCTGGAGTCCAGAATCTTACAACACTCTAAATAATACTAATACCGCTGATAGCATTGACCAGAACTATAGTTTTGAAACTGCTGATGACGATATTATAGATTTCACTGAAGGGAATCCCTTTGGTTCTATTGGGTCCACTACTGATACTACAATCTGATGTTAGGCACATATTCATATCACGAAATTTTTAGAAAAACTATTGTAGCGTTTGGAACGCTGTTCAATAACATCGAACTTCGCCGTTCGACTGAAGTGATGAAAGTGCCTTTGGCATATGGTCCAAAGCAGAAATTTCTAGCTCGTTTGGATCAAACTCCAGACCCAACAAATAAAAGAACTCAGATTACTCTCCCCCGAATCTCATTCGAGATTAATGGAATTTCATATGATTCTTCTAGGAAAGTATCTCCTACACAAAAAATTAAATTTAGTAAAGATACTGATGAAAATAAGAACGTATTTATGCCCGTTCCTTATAATCTATCTTTTGAGTTAGGAATTATTTCCAAAACTCAAGAGGATGGTCTGCAAATTTTAGAACAAATTTTACCATTCTTTCAACCTCATTATAATTTATCAGTTAAATTGCTTCCTGATGTTGATGAAACTAAAGATGTTCCTGTTATCTTAACTAGTGTTGATTATGAAGATGATTATGAGGGTGACTTCTCTACTCGTAGAGCAATCATTTATACTCTACAGTTTACAGTAAAAACATATCTATACGGTCCTGTTACCGATGCGAAGACTATCAAAAAAGTCATCACAGATATGTACACCGATACAGATACTTCTTCCGCACCAAGGGAAGTACGTTACACTATTCAACCAGATCCGTTAGATGCAGATGCAGATGACGACTTTGGATTTGGTATTGTTGATGAAGACTTCACTGACAATAAGAAACGTAATCCTATAAGTGGGGCAGACGAAACTATTTAATTTTTAATTATGTTTAATGAAACTTTGTTTAGTATTGGAATCACCAGATTGAAAATTGATGGATTGAATAATCATGAGTTATCCAATTTAGTTGTGGAAAACTGCAAAACTGGTCATGTAGATGATAAGATAAGAACTACTCAGGATGTAATTACCAATGCATTATATTCCGAGCGTGGAATTACGTTAGATGCTCATCCAGAATTAACAAAACTGAACAATACTATATTAGAACAAACTCAGATAATTTTGGATGGAATCATTTCAAATCCTCAAGTTAACAATGTAACAACATATATAAAGAGGATATGGGGAAATAAAAATGTCAATAAAGACATTTCATTACCTCATGCACATAGAGATAGTTTTTTATCGGCAGTATATTATCCAGTATCCGAGGATGGAATAATTCATTTTTATTCTCCTTTTAGTGATGCATTTTTAGCACAGGTTCCGATAGGACTGTCTACAGAATATAACCAATATAATAGTTCATATTATGAATTTCCAGTTCAAACTGGTCAATTAGTTATTTTCCCATCAATGCTATGTCATTATGTTCCTCCAACTGAGAAAAAAAGAATGTCTATCGCATACGACATAGGAGTTAATCATGGCAACCTTTGATGGATTAAATGATATTTTTGGAGCAGAACCTTCTGAACTCCAGAAGCATGTTGATAAAGTTAAACCAGAATTAAAAAAAACTGATACTCCTGATGTGAGGCAGGATTATGAGATGTCTCGCGCACAACTTCACAGTTTAGTAATGAAAGGTCAGGAGGCAGTCGATGGAATACTTGATGTGGCACGAGCGTCAGATCATCCTCGTGCTTATGAAGTTGCAGGTCAACTTATTAAACATGTAGCAGATACTGCTGACAAACTCATTGACTTACAAAAGAAGATGAAGGAGTTAGATGCCGAAGATAAAAAGTCGAGCCCGTCTACTGTTAATAACACGATGTTTATTGGCAGTACTGCGGACTTACAAAAAATGTTAAAGAA